ATAGCACCATCTCTTACTTCTGCGGGGATTTCTGGGGGTAATGGTGTGGGATTCATTTCTTTTCGACATCATCTCTAACTTTATCCCAAAGCCACCAGATGCCAAGGCCAGCACAGGGTAGGAGGGTAGCGGCTACGATGTAATTAAAATAGGGAGAGTCTATGATGAAGGGTATGGCTCCTGCAAAGGCTCCAGCCAGAAGGATGGGGATACCGATACGGACGGAAGCAAAGGCACAGGCAAGGCCACCAATGACTACCAGGCCAGCCCCCGTGATAGTCCAGATGTTCTGGGAGGCATCCTTTTTGACTTGGATGACTTCTTTCTCAAGGTCGGCAATACGCTTATCCTTTAGTTCGGACACACGCTTGGCTTCCTTTTGGTCGGACTCAAGTTTAGCCCAATTAGAGTCAATTTCTGACAGTATTTTCTTTCCAAAGGCAGTAGCCTCTGCGTACGCTTTTGCGTCCGCTTTAGCCGCACGCTGTCTGGCGAAAGCCACATCTCCTTCTAGTGGGACTGGTAGGTAGGATGATGCCACCCCTAGTTCGGCCTTGGCAACGGCTGGCTTATCCAAGTTCTCAACGGCGACAACGATGGCCGCACCTACACGGCTATCGGTCTTGTCTAGTTCCTTACCAATAGTTGAAACCACTGCTCCATCGGTAGGTGCGTCGGGTTGCTTTGGTAGTTCTGGCTTAACGGACGAGCATCCAGATAGGAGCAAAATCAAGGCCAGATGCCGCATCGGATTACTTCTTTCCCTTGAGGGCATCCAGGAGTTCTTTCCCCCTAGAAAGTTTGGAACTGTTGGCGTTCTTGACGCCAGCGTAGAAGCCACCAGCAAAGCCAAGGATGATGCAGATAAGTGCGAGTATCATATTAAGGGGTGGATACGAACTTCATTCCAACTCGGTATGTGCTACCATTTACTGACACAACAAGTTCGTGCGTGTCAGAGCCTCCAGAATGAGCCTGGATTGCTTTTACATTATAGGTTGGCCCTGTTCCGTTGATGAAAGCGTCAGCCTTGACGTTGCCAACAACTTCAACCTTTTGAGTTGCGGTGTAACCAGTCGCAACTCCGATACCAACGTTGCCAGAAGCATCAACAACGAGAGCCGATGCGTCTGGATTTGTGCTATCTTCAACCAGCAGAGTGTTGCCTGTCCCAAGTTGCGTCACTCGCAAGGCGGCGGTGGAGTTTTGGGCCTGAATAATCTGCGGTTGAGCAAAAGTGTTTGAGGTGTTTGTATTCGCAACAATCTTTTGAGTCCCAGATGAGTCTTTATAATTTATGTTAGTTGCAATCCAGATGTCTCCAGCAACAGAGGTGGTTGGGGAGATTCCTACACCAAGGTTTAGACTTGCACCGCCAGCCGTAGGTGCGGCCATATTTACTTTGCCAGTGAAGGTCGCTCCAGCAAGTTGGGCGTATCCAGACATCCCAGAGATGGTCTGATAAGTAGAGGCCGCAGTAGCCGAGGTGAGGTATGGCGTAAGAGCAGACGAGGTGATGTAGCCCTGTGCCTTGACGTAGGCCGTCGTTGCGATAGACGTGTCGTCGTCGTTGGTGGCAGGGGTCGGTGCTGTGGGGGTTCCCGTTAGTGCCGTGTTGTTGAAGCCAGGGAAGGCGATGGTCTGGAATGAACCGTTTTGGAAATAGATTCCATTATACTGGATGCTTATGCCAGATAAACCGCTGGTTACGATATTTCCGCTTCCGTCATCGTGCCAATTCTGTGTCTTTAACTCAATCGCAGATGTGCTGGCATAGAAACGATAAAGGTCTCCCAGTTCAGTCCCACCGTTACTGGAATCTTGCTGGAGTTGAACGATGTCAGAATTGATATACGAATTATACAATATAGTCGTCCCGACAGGAGGATAAAGCGTTAGGCCATAGGTCGATAGTTTTGTATCTGGAAGATTATCAAAATTAAAATCGCCATTAGTGCGATAGTTATAAAAGTTTTCCCACAAGTCCGTCTGGTCTGATAGAGTCCCCGTGATTGCACCCCACACTGCAGTCCCAGCACCACCTGTGTATGCGGTAGTTTGAACGCTTGAGTCTGGGAATGTCAGCCCGATTGGGCTAACTTTCATATGGTTTGCACCGTCGTAGGCATCAAGGCCGTCGAACTCAACCGTTGTGCCTTTGGTATGGTCAGAAGATAATTGAACGCCAAAAAGGTCGCCAGCCATCTCGGTATCATATGTGGCGGTCGAGTTCGTAATTGAACCAGTCAATGCACCGCCAGTAGTGGGCAAGACAGTCTCCCATAGACCGTCACGACGGCCATAAGTGTTTCCATCTACATTGGCTTCATAGATAAAGCCAGAAGGATTGCTGGCATCATACTTGGCGTCCAGGGCTAACTGAAGGTCGGTCTGGTCAGAGAGAGTCCCCGTGATGTTGCCCCAGGTGGCTCCAAGGCCAGAAAGGTCTGAAATCGTAGCAAACGGATTAGCCGCAGAAGGGGAGTCGGCTTGGTTCAAAGCACCAACCACATCAGAGCCAAGGGTATCGACGCCAAGGTTCTGCCAAATAATATCTTGGGTTACGCTGTTGGGGTTCTGGTCAATGTCACGACGAACGAAACGGGCATTAGCGACTTGCTCTGACATAGCCGTACCAAGGGGAAGTGGAACAAGAACCCCATCGGAAACAACGTCTGCGAAAACATTACAGAGAGTTTGGATTAAGGTGTATCGCTTGCTATCTACACTAACAGAAACTTCAAGGACGGTGGCTTTACGTTCAGCACCAGCAAGGAACTGGTGGCACTCTGCCGTGGCAAAGTTGATAGAGCCAGAAAAACCATTGTAACCAACGAGACTTCCAAAGGCCGTAAGAACTGAGTCCTCTGCGATAACGATGTCCCACTGGTACTGACCCGTGGCAAATACCTGTGCTGGAGAGAGGGCTGATGCGATTGATGCAGTAGAGGCACTGTAAGCCAGAGTCGCCGTCTTGCTACCGTAGGAAATGGTAATAGTGCCAGCCTTGGGCTGTGGGTCAACGCCCACACGCCAGATGCGGTTATTGCCATTCCAAGCCTGGATTTCAGATACCGTTACAGAGGGGGTTGGAAGGGCCGTCCAAACCACTCCTAGAGCAATCGGATTTTGACGCAGTTCAGCAAAAACAATTTGCCGATTTTCGGCACTACCTTCTTGGACAAGACTGATGGACTCGTAGGAGGAAGGGGTAAGGGTATCGGAGCCGATGCCGATGGAGGGTTTGAGGCCATAAGTGTTCCAAGTGATTGAATAGCCGTCGCCAGTCTTAGATACGGTTAGGCCACCTTCGGACGATACTTCCGTAAGGGCGTTGAGGGCGGCGGAAACCTGTGCGGTGGTCGCATTGTATGGTACGAACTCGGTTTCAGTCGTATCAACCATCAGACTCCAAGAACCGCCAGTAGGGTAGGTATTAGTATCCCCTACGGCAACTGAGATAGCCGCACCCGCTGGGAATGGGACTTCGACAGGGGACGTGCCGACCCCAGCGGATGCAACAATATGAAGTTCAAGTTGTGCCACGTTGCCTTGGTAGAAGGACGGGGCAGACGCCTGGATGAAGGCGTTTTGGTTCGCAAGAAGGCGGTTGGCGTCTGTCGCCATCCAAAAACGGTATGTATTGATAGCCATAGTCCCTATCTTGGCCTTTAGTCAAGGGTGCTAAAAATTAATATCACAATGTTAAAGTGACCAAATTGATGGTCTAATAAAGGTTAGGCTAACGAAAACGAATTGATAGTCCAATGTGGGTATATCCAATCCCCACTATGTTCTTCGGGCCAATTGTATTTGCCCAAGGATATACCTGGCCTGTCAAAACTCCAAGTGGGGTTGTCTCGGAATAATGTTTCTACATCAGACTGAGTAAAGGTTTTACTCAATGTAACAGGACTCATATCTGGCCCTGGATTTAATGTGACATTTATAGTAGCACCTAAAAATGTTTTCCTAGTTGAGTTAATGTCGTAACCAAACTTTCCTGGGCTATAACCCATATATACATTATATCCGTTATGGACATCTTCATAAGTGTCATATGGGGGGTATGGTTGTGGTCGTGCCTCTCCCTCTCCTACATTAATAAAAAACTCAATCTCAACGTAGGGATTTGAATAATTTAATTGGTAATCACATCCAAGGTTCATTGATGAGGATAGAGCAAAGACTCTAGGATAGATTTCTTTTAAAAATGGAAATGCTCTTAATAGTGGGCTAACCGCTTCTGGGTATCCAGAACTAAACGGAGTGTCAGATTGAAGGGAATATCGACCCACCCTGCTCCAATTCTTATTTTTAAAAACTCCATAACCACCAGGCTGAACTCCATTACCAAGATAGCCAGTACCCTTCCACATTGGCGACCTAACGGCGGCCCAAGTGTTTTTAGATGTTGGGCCACCAATATTGACAACGGAGGCTGGCATTAGACTCGTGCGTAATAGTAGTAGGCAGTTTCACTTTCACCCGCCCCAACTTGGATACGGTCGCCCCACAAAGAACCTCCAACAAGTTGATTTACTTGACCGCCAACAATCTGTGCGATGGCGATGTAGGATACATTTCCATCTGAGTCTGGTAGAACTACGTCAGCACCAATTGTTACACCATCGGCCTCTGGGAAAGCCTTGGTTGCATCGTCGTAGTCTATGGCAAGGAAGATATATCCATCAAGAATATTATCGAAAACTTCGTCAATATTGGTTGGGATTTGATTATTAACCATACCAGCACAAACAGAAATCTGTCCCATAGTAGAATGAACCTGGAATGGATGTTCGCAAACACCCTCTGCGGTGCAACCTCCAGCGATGAAGAAACTTGGGTTATTGTCCACAAACCCAGACAATGAATATACGCCTTCAGTTGTCACATCTCCGCTAAAGTCCTTACAAGCCAAGCAGTCTGCTTTATTAACAATGTCTTTCCAGTCGCCTTGCTCGTTCAAGTTATACGGGTCATCTTCTTCCGTCTGGTCTGCCATATTCATCAACTGAGTCATACCCATTTGCATAGGCGTAGTAATGTCCAGGTTGCCAGTATGATACTGTACGACTTCAAACTTATATTGGAAGTGAGTTACACCGCTGACATTTGCCGTAAGAAGGTCGATAGGAGTACCTTGTAGTGCGTTGACGAAAGTAACGAAATAAGAGTTACCTCGACGAGACACTTGAACATTACCTGTTAGTTCTGGGATTGAGTTAAGGCACTCAAACAGAGCAAGTTCATTTGACTCAACGATTGCGAAAGGAGTGTATAGCGTGGTTACTGGGAATGGGATAACAGACGGTATGCCTCCATAGGAAAAGATTATAGCACCACCAGAAGGCTCTCCAACCAATGAAATAAGTTGGATTGCGTTGCACACAAGCGGGACGCCAACTTGTTCGACACTAACAAAGCAAGCGAAGGTATTTGATTTAGGAACAACGGTGGCAATCGCTTTGTAGTTGTATCCAACTTTGCGTGGATTAAGCCAAGTAGTGTGACAATGACCCCAGTCTCCTGCCAATTCGGTGTCCTCGGCTTTGTATCCAGTCATTGACTCCACATTCATCGTCTGCTCGTAGATTGAAGGGCCGCAGTCCTTCGTAATCTTGTTAATGTCCGTTGGGTTGCTTTGAGCAAAGATGGCAAGCGTAGGCAACTCACCTGTCAAAAACTGACCGCCATTTCCTAGTGTGTTATCAGCGTCCCATTTGAAAGCATAAAGCACGATTGGGTCATTGGAGTCGTACAACTTATATCCACCGCCACCCTCCATCATCGTATTAGAAAAAGAAGGGTCTGGGTCGAAATCTGGGTTTGGGTACATCTCGCTGTAATTAGTACGCATCTCAGATGGGCAAATCTGAACCTTATTAAAGTAAGCCTGTTTCGTGTGCGTAAAAGCACCATCGAAAATTGTAGGCATATTGCTTAAACTGTAAGATACTGCTCCAATCGCAATTTGGAGATACCGTTCACCATTTACTTCCGTGATGAAGCATTGGAAGGGGGAAGCAAATGTAGTATCTCCACCTGTCACCAACTGTGCGGGGAGAACGCTTTGAGTTGTGCTTGTTCCACCATCCCCAGGCAGGGTCATCGACCCGATGAAGTTCTGGGTGATAGTCCATCCAGGGGCTATTGGAGGATTAGCATTTGGGTCGCCTTCGCTATAAACAACGCTACCCACTTTTACGACTTCCCAAAAAGCCCCAGGAGTAGGAAAATCTCCAGGGAACTCTACGGGACAAGATGGGACGTAGTTGGGAACCGCCACGATAATCGGGTCAATGTCAATCGGGAGATTGGTAGCCTTAAAGATGAATATACCGATAGAGACGTCGGCTACCTTTGGGACTCTTATTCCACCATCACCGATGAACGTGGAATTATCGTCGTCGATAATAGGAAACTCTGGCAGTGCAAACCACGTCTCAATGGTCGTCTGGGTGGTGCAAGAAGGGAGAAGCGGAACTGGGATAAGTTTTGGACTCCAGACAACCTCGCCTTTAACGACACGGATGATAGAAAAATCAGTCGTATTACCTTCGATTTCATAAGGCTCGACGAAAATCTGAAACTGTTGGATTATTCCATTACCATTATCCTGCACTCCCTGTGGGATATACATTCCAATACCACCATTATTAGAAGTAAAAAGAACTCCGTCAGATGGGCCAACCTGGGCCTTGTCTGCAAACGTAGCCAACTTGTTGAACGTCTTTGCGTACAGGTGGTCGCCAGGGGACATTCCCCCAGAGGCGTTATTTGAAAAGCCTTCTAATCCCATTATTGTTTGGATGCAGGCTCGGTAGCGTCAACGGGGTAGATTTCGTCATCCCATCCGATGATGCCAGACATCATTAGGTCAGCCTGCACTTTGTATAATCCTCCATAGACTTCGACGGAAGCGTTTGTGCAAAGGTAAGTTCTATCACGTTTAGTTCCTTCTGGTAGGATTACTGGCAAGTCCGTGTCGTAATCATTAAGCAAAGTATTATAAGGGGGCGGAAGTGAGACAGCACCGACAGCACCGTAATTTGCCCAACCTACACGCAGGATTGTCTTTTTAGCCAAATCAGCATCGTTGGTGTAGGTAAGGCAACGTAAAGTGACTCCAGGCTTGAAATAGGATTTAATTCCAGCCTTCAAATTAACAGGGTCTGCTTCATCACGGGAAGGTAAGAAACCTACGAACTGATACTGGGTGAGTTGCGTGCCACTCGTAGTGACCTGTGCGAAGTGAGCCTTGTTGGGATTTATTTCTGGGTCGCCTTCGTTGGCGAAGATGTAGGCCGCAGGGCCAGCAAGAGAATGGATATTGTAGCCAATCTTCTCGCACTGGATTTTACTGAAGTTCGGGTGCGTCTCAATGGCTTCTTGAGACGTTGTGCTTGATACCTGGACTTGCGTAATGGTCGTAGTAGCACCGCCGTCGATGCCGCAATAATCTGCCGTTACGGTGCAAACGCCGTCGTTGGACGAAACGGACGCCTTATGAAGCGTCATATTCTCCATACCCTCGATAGGAGGGGCATCGCCTCGCTTGAAGTCAGTTGCGATGTCATAGGACTTGTCGGAGTCAGCCGTGAACTTCAACTGCATCGTGACGAGGCCGAAGCCGTCGTGCTGGACAGTCCAGTTCTTCTCCATCACATACGTTTCAAGGATGTTCTGGCCGAAGTTCTTGTAAGTGACGCCGCTAGGCTGATAGATAGAGATGCTCATATTATTTGGCTACTGGGCCGTTGGTGTCGGCAGGGGGTGGCGTATTATTTCCGCCACCAGGTTGCGAGTTTGCAATCTTTTCGACAGCCTCGGCTGTACGGGCGGTATTGTCAGCAGTCTGTTGGGCGAAGTCAACACGGGAGATAGCGGAAAGAACGTCACCACCGCCGACCTGTTGCATTTTTGATGCGGCTTGAAATACTCCGCTTTGAAGTTCTGGTTTGTTTTTTAATTCCTCATCACGAACCTTCAAAAGTTCTTCATAAACAGCCCTTGGTGTTTCTCCCATTTTTTCCTTATCTTTTCCATAAACTTGTTCGTATTTGGAAATTACATCATTTGTCGTTTCTCCAGCACCCCTTGTTCCAAACGAAGATGGGTCTGCTTTCCTAAATCCTCCAATAGAGTTTAGAATAACCCTAGAAAGACTTTCATCTTTTCTTCCTAGTAATGCGTCGGCACGTTCCTTTGACGTGTTAGCACCAAAACCATTCATACCTCCCATTTGTTTAATAGAAGCAATATCTTGCTTACCAAGACCTGTGATAGATTCGACTAAGTTAGACCCAAACGTCTTTCCAGTATTAACAGCAAGACGACCAGATGCCGCAACACCAGATACAGTGGTAGGACTTAGGACTGGAGACTCAGCGGCAAGTTTCTCGATTTCGGCAGAACCTTGCCTAAGCATAGGTATCATTTGTCGGAAAGAACCACCAAATAACTGATTTCCTAGGGCCGCCATTTCAGCAGTCTCGGCGTGCTTTTTATAAGCATCGGCCATCTTCTTGAGTACGTCGATTGCTCCGACAGTATGGTTCTTTACTCCATCTACATTTAACCCAAGACGTGATAATGCTACTACTGTGGTTCCACCATAAAGATTAAGTTTTCCAAGTTCCTTGTTTGCGTTTGCGACAGAATTGACAAAAACATCAAACTCTACCCCACTCATTTTAGCGGCGTATCCATATTGTTGGACTTCATTGGTCGATAGTCCGCTAAACCTGGCGGCGGCTTGAACCTTTTGGGCGTATTCTACGCCTTCCTTTGCCATCTTGTAGGTCTGGGTAGCGGCAACCGTAAGTAAATTAATGCCAGAAAGCATACCTTCTGCTTCATTTGCTAGGTCTTTCTTAAACTCATCACCCCATCCCTTTGTCCAAGGATATACATTTGGTGGTCTTGGAGGCTGTCCGCTACCGCCGCCGCTACCGCCGCTACCGCCGCCGCCAGGGGGCTGTCCGCCAGGAGGCTTTCCACCAGGAGGGGGTGTTGGTGGTGGGGCGACCCCGACCCCTCCACCTCCAGTAGCAGGGATTTGGCTTGGTACAGTTGCGTTCTGAAGGCCCGTAGTGTCGGCCACGAACTTGACTTTTACTTCGTCAGAACTCATCGGCGGTTACGCTTCTCCTTGGCGGCTTTGACTTTCTCATCCATAGACTCCAGTCGCTTCATAGAGTCAAGGTCGTCTTGGGTTAAAATGTTAATATCACCGCCATCAGCAATTACATTGGCAAGGTACATCCACATAGCCTCGGCTTCTGGCATTGTCCAGGCTTGTTCATATCCGATACCATTACGGGTAAGATTGGTTACGCAGGCCAAGATAAGGGGGACTCCCTTTGATGCTGTTTTACTTTTCTTGTCCCACATAATAGGCATATTGTCCTGCATATTCATATATTCGGACATCTTATCCATTTGCATTTTGTATTCCTCGTCGCTTAGGAAAATCTTACAAAAAACATCTGTTTCTGACTTATTTGCTTTAATAGAAAGCATTTCCTTTAAGTCGTAAGTATGCAGGATGCGTGCGGCGATGATAAGGTCGTGTGGTGAAACAAACTTATCACTAGCAATTAGTGGAGACTCGATTTCCTGTAAAACAAGCCTATGCCGAAGGCACATAGGCTTCAGAACACGACCGCAGACCTCAACCTCTAAGATTGAAGTCTTTACGGCGTGGCTAAAGCGGCTGTCGATGCCGCCTTCCATATTAGGCGATTTCCTGGTACTTGACTGCTCGGACGGACAACTTACGGTACTCCTGGTTGGAGCCTCGGTCGGTAACTTCCTTTACGATAAAAATCATAGCGTCGTAGGTAAGCGTGTTCCCAGGAAGAACTGAGTCAGTAACCTTGATAACTCCTTCGATGGTGATTTCATTACGTTCGTCGTCAAGGCGGTCAGTAATGACACGGCCTTGTTCGTCCATAACTTCGACGTCAAGAGCGTAGCGGACAGTCCAAGAGTCGGACTGGACAACAAGGCCCACAACGGAGTCATAGGGGCCGAAAACTAGTGCTTCTCCAAACTCGTGTAGTGCCATAGCGGTAGTAGTATGATTATGGCCTTATGTCAAGGGGCTGGGGGGAGGCAGGCAATAAGCGTGTAACATACCTTGTTTCCAAAGTTTCGGCTTTGCATACCTTCCTCGTCAGACTCAATCCAAGCGGCGTAAAGTTTCCCGTCCTCTGGTTGCCATAGGGCTTTAAGTGCCGTAAGGTCGGCCATAAGCCCGTGAACCTTGGCGACCCGTTCCCTGTGGGATGCAAGGGTATCGTCGTCTGCCGAGGAATAGACATAGATGTCTAGGCTGACGTTATAATTGCCAAGGGGGTTGGCCCCAAGTTCCTTGGGAGCCATCGCATTGGTCGAATAAACAACAACCGTGGGTAGGCTACGGAGCGAGTCCGTAATGCCCTTCACAACCGAAGTGTCGGTGATATTGGTGGCGAGGTAGGCTGAAACCTTATCCTCGATGATTGAACGCATTAGGTAACTCACGGGGGTAAAGAGATTTGGAAGCCTCCGCCAATTCCTTGGTGTGAGGCTAGATGGAACAACATATCGCTGTTACCAGATTTAACAAGTTTATTATACATCTCAACACGCATAGCGTATGAGCGATAATCAATAGCGTATTTAAACCAGGCTTGGCTGGCTTTATGAAGGCCCTGTTTTGAGTTACCTACTGTAACAGAAGGAAGTGTAGGGTTGCTAAGTTGATTAACAAGAATACCAGTTCCCCATTGATTTCCAGTAATCCAAGATGCCGATTTAAATCGTCCAAGTTGATGCCCAGCAGAATACCAAGCAGATTTAAGTTGTCCAACCCTGCGTTCAACACGTTTAGAATAGGCCAAAATCTCGGTTCCTGTGTCTCCAATAACACTGATTGGGCCACTCTGCCCCCTTGCTTTCATTGAGGTAAAATAAGTATTAACCTTATTTCCACCTCTGGCTTGTTCGTGGACACCACGGAGGTCGCCCTTGTAATAAGTAGAAAGGTCAATTTTATTGGAAACTCCAGATTGTTTTTGAGCATACTCCCAATCTTGGAACTTAGCCCAGAGGCTTTTACCCTTACCATAAGGGCTTCCTTGTAGTAGCCAGTTTGGGATTTTAGGTTCTGGGATTTTCTTTTTAGCACCTAACCAGGCCGTAAAAATAGACTCACTACCGTGTTTCAAGATAGCACCAGCACCGACGTAAGCCAAAGGAATAAAGATGCCTTCAATTTGGCTACGAACTCTATTAGTGCCTATTTTCTGGGCAGACCTGGAGCGTCCATCTTGCCCAAAAGAGCCATCTGGAGACGTTGGAAATGTATAATCCTGCATATCCTCACAAAACAATTTAGCCTGCTTCTGGAGAAGTTTTGCGGCACTACCACCCATAACCATACAGTAAGCACCAAGTGTCTGACGGAACTGTTGAAGGTTCGTGACAACTCCCTTGCGAACCGTGATTTTACCACGGGGTGTGTTCATTGTTCCTTCGTCTGGACACGGGCGATAACCCAAGCCGCAGGGGGGCGATTAGCGATGGCTACAATTCGGTAGTCTTGGTTGTCGTAATGAACGATATTACCATACACGACGAGGCCAGGATTAGCGTCTGCAAAGGACTTCAAAACCTTGACCTCAAAAGTAGTCTGGTTGAGGAAACCGCCAGTCTCCATATCCTGCAACACCATAGGCTGAGTAATCATAGCCTTGACCGCTACTGGCGTGCCGCCTGGGACGGCTTTTATGGTCACGTCTTTACCAATCTCTGTAAGGATGGAAGCCGCATCAGCGGCGAACTCTGCCCAGATATCGGCCATACTAATTGCCCGTGGTCAAGGAACCGTATAAAAAAGAAGAAGCCCACCCCGTATGGGATGGGCCTCTCTGCATTGTGCGTCGGAGAGGACACTTGCCTCCCCTGGAAACCTTAGTCGAAGATAATCTT